GAATCTAATATAATACATACTATTTCACAAAGTGACAACGACTTATTATCTCTCAATTTTAATAACATTGATTCAAGCACATTTCAGAATGAGTTCAAATTATTTACAGGTTCATTATTAAATTTTGACATTTCAAATGGAAGTTCAATTGTTATAACTTCATATGATATTTACGGTAATAATACAACAAACAGCTATGATATTAATGCTTTTAACAATTCTACTTCAGACCCACTAACAGGATGTTCTCGAATAGTTCTAAATATTATAAGTTCAAATTCTATTCAATCAACACCATATGACCATAATACAAGTATTTCTACTGATAATGATAATTTATCTGAATATGCTTATTGCAAACAAATGCTTTTATATAATAACATTTATCATGTTCAGTATTCATTTGTTGAATTTAATGGAAGTACAATAAATATTGATTATGCATCCCTACCTATATTAACTGATACTTGGCGATATATATCTCTAAAAAGTTCTGCTATATCAAATAACAATTCTAGCATATCAGTTTTTTCTATTCAATTTAAAACAACATCTGATGAATATTCATCGTCATTCAATAATTTAACTATGAATTGGCCCAAAATTAGGCTTGATATTTGGTATTTTAATTCTGTGTTTAACAAGCATTCATATTTATTAGATGGTAATGAAGTATACGATGGAAATAATTTAACAATAGATTCTGAAGATAGAGGGATTGTGCAATTTAATTCTCAAGAATTTTCTGATAATACATTTACAAGGATATTAAAAGCACCTATGAATATGAAACAAAAAGATACTGATATATATATCCATTTGGGTATTCATTCAGATGTAAATTCAATTTATGATATAAAAATAATTCGATAGCATATGAGTGATTTTTCCGATTCAGAAAAAATCTCTACTTTATTCAAGGCTCTTAATGGTCGCGCTTCACGCATACCATATGCTTCTTTCAATAACGAAATAGACAGAGACCCAAAATATTATTTTAACCAAATTATTCGTGACCCCATTCCGGATATGCCTGTGGATAATGATTACATAACATTTTATGATTCTGTTCAAATATATCCTCTTGAGTCAAACGGAGATCCAGATAATTTTACAGACGATGAGCAAAAAGTATTCGACATATTGGGTTCAACTGATTCTTTCATTAGTGCTCAACAAGGTGGTGATACTGTATCTTTCTTTAATCCAAATAAGTTGAAAAATGTTATCAAGATTAATGAAAATTATCGAAAAGTTATAAAACTGTTTGTAGAGGTTAGTGGTACTTCATTTAATATTGTTCCCTCAAATGGTAATTGGGTTTTGGATGAAGCTTCAGGTACAATAACTTTTTATTCAACACCTAATCTACCATCATCTTTATCACTTCAACAATGGTTTTCCGGTTCAGGTTATACTATAAAAGCTACTTTTTATAGATATGAAGGAGAATTTGGTGCAGGGCACTTTAAGCGTGATTGGTCTATAACTAGTTCTAATACCGTTATAAATACAGTTTCTAACTTTGAATTCGGAGACCCAAATACATCGAACCAAGAAATCAAGATACGTGTACATGGAAATGTTGCAGCTAATAAATTTACTGCAAGGTCTGACGCTAGACTCAAAACTAATATAAATCCAATTCACAATTCTGTTGATATTATTAATAAGTTAAATGGTGTTTCTTTCAATTGGAAAGATTCAGTTCATACTTCATTAGAATACGGCTTTATTGCACAAGATGTTGAACAAATCATTCCTTCACTTGTTTCAACAGATGTTTCTGGTTATAAATCTGTAGATTATGCTAAAATTTGTTCAATTCTTGTAAACTGTAACAAAGAACTTATCAAACGTATTGAACTTTTAGAAAATAAATTGAATAACGTCCAAAAATTGATTTAAAAGATTTAGTATTAGATAAATTAATGACTGAACCTGTTGACTTTCTTAAACAAGATGACAAGAATTTACAAACTCCTGGACAAAATTATGCTTTAATATCTGTAGTAAGCCCATCTTCAAACCAAAAGAACGATACATGCGGTGTCAAAATTCGTGGTGTTTTTGAAACAGTTGAAGAAGCTTCATTTCAAGCGAAAAAAATACAGCAGTTAGATTCTTTATTTGATGTATATTTGGTTGAATTATATAAATGGCTTCCAATCCCACCCAATATGGATATGATTGAAAACAAAGTGTACCAAGATGAAATTTTGAATAATATTGTGAAAACCCATGCTGATGAACAAATTAAGGCAAAAGCATTTTTTGAAGAACGTAAGCAAGAGTTAATGAGTGGTAATATAGACCCTTTAGAAACTAATATAGGCCCAAATGATAAAGGTAAAGCACGTATAGAATGAATAAATTGTTTTATATGCTTAAATTATCAGAAATGTCACTAAACAAATACAAACAGGAAACGATGTATATATGCAAATTAAAAGGATGGAATAACGTGGACATACCACATCTTTTTATGTTTCTTACTGAAGAAGTTGGAGAATTAGCTAGTGCTATAAGGCGTTCAACACACCAATTTTCGGATAGAAAAAAAATAAGTATAGAAGGTGAAATTATGGATGTTATGAGTTATTTATTTCAAATTGCAGATATATTCGATATAGATTTAGATAAAGCTTGGGAAAATCATAGTAATTCGCGCGTAAATAGCTTAAAAGAAAGATATTAAGTAAATTTAAATGGCTAGTATTCAAGCATTTATTTCCACATTAGAAGAGTTTATTAATGAGCTTGTAGAAACATTTCCTAAAGATAAAAAATTAAAGGTTTATAAGAATAGTTTTGAACAATTAAAAAAAGTTAATCCTAGAAAAATATTGGAAGGGTTTATGAACGAAATAGGTCCTCACCAGGCCAAAATTATGGCAAAGGATGAAAACTATTTTTTGAATACAGATATTGAATTCTTGAATAAAATGAATATTAAAAAATGGTGGACACCAACTCTTAACTCACAAACAAAAGATGCAATTTGGCAGTATTTGAATACTTTGCTAATTATAGGTACAACCATTTCTGCTATCCCTCCTCAGATGTTATCAGCTCTTGAAAACGTTGCAGAGCAATGTGCTTCTCAAATGACTGAGTCAGGTGGAATTGGTGGTATTGAACAACTTGCCAATCCTGAAATGTTAAGTAATATGCAAAGGATGTTGGGTAGCATGATGGAAAAAAAAGATGATAATATATGATGAAGTATATATATCTTATATATCTTGCAATACCATTGTTAATAATTTATGTATGTCTAAATCATAGCAAAACCCACAAATTTGTAAAATCAACTATAGACAATCGCATATATAAAGTAAAAATTTCAAAACCCGAAATAGAGTTGTTAAATGCAAATGTTTTAGCTAAAGTAAATGCTAAGATGAATATACTCTTTTCTCACATTCATGATAACGATACATACTTAAAACATAAAGGAATACGAAGACTTTTAAAAAATAAAGATGTTCGTTTGGAGCAAAAAGTTGATAAATATGGACATGTTGCGTATAGTATAAATAAAGGTGAAATTATTGGTTTGTGTCTTCAAAACAAAAAAGATTTAAATACAACTATTTTTGTGTTGCTTCATGAGTTAGCTCATGTTATGTCAACAAAGTATGCACATGATGAAGAATTTTGGTCAAATTTTTCATTTTTGATAAAAATAGCTATGGAAGCAAAAATATACAATCACAAAAATTATTCAAAAGAACCAGTTACTTATTGTGGACATAGAATAACTGAAAATCCATATGACATACTCCCCACTACCACGTGAGGCTTTCTTTTCTGTATAATAAAAATCTACCTGAAATGTATATGGAACGTTTTATTATTGATGATATAAAACTTTTATTTCAGAAAGACCAGATTCATATTTTTTGGCCCCGTAACAATATGACATATGTTTCCAAAGCTAACGCAATATGCAGATTTGTTTTGTATTATGGTATATTCATTTCCATTTATAAGAAAAATTTTAACCATTTTGTTACTGCTATTTTGTTCTCTCTTGCTTTATCTTTTATAGCAAAGTCTCAAGCCATTCACTTTGCTTACAACTTACAGCCTGCATCTTTCTTTCCACAAGCTGAAAAACTTGTTCAAAAGAAATGTCATCTTCCAACGAAGGACAATCCTTTTTCTAATATTCTTCCAAGCGATTCTAGAGACAGGCTTCCTGCTTGTTATTATGAAAATGTGAAAGAAGAAACAGAAGACTTTTTCAATGATGGTTTTGTAAGAGATAAGTTTGACTTTTTTAATAAAAAGCATTCACAACGCCAATTCTTTACCACAGCTAATACAAATGTTCCTAACGACCAAGCTGCTTTTTCACATTGGCTCTATGGACATCCTAATAAAAAAATGTGCAAGACAGACCCTGAAGTTTGTACAGGTACAGAAAATATGATGGGTAATGTTTAACATTTTTTATTTGGGTAATATATTATGAATCAAAATACACGTCCTATGTATGATTCTAAAACAGAAAAGAATAGAAATTTACTTATTCAAGAACCTGTTAAGTATATTCTAGATAACAATTATTTTCAAGTTTACTCTAGTGCTCACCCTGAAGATATAGATATAAATTCTGACTTACGAATGAAACCTACTAACCTTAATTATTATAACAATCCTCAAACTGAGTTATATGGTACAGCCCCTTTTAAAGGCTTAAGCAGTTCCAGTTTTATTGATATAGAATCTGATTTACGTAATGGAAGCAAAAATACCACTGTTTTTAACAAATCTTTTACTGAAGTTAATTTCCCTACACAAGAATTTATCAATAATCCTCTTCCTGTTGATTCAGACCTGCGTTCTTCTAGTACACGTGTAGATATTAGAAATGAGTATGCTAAAGTTTCTAACCGTGCTTTTGATTTGAATACGCATTCTTCAAAATAAAATAGTTTTTACTTTATATATATGGATACATCTTTGAATACTGATACTCTTCATGGTGTTCAACCCACTTTAATCAATTCTTACCTATTATCAAATGACCAATTACAAAATGACCGTTGTGTTACACAATTTCTTGGAGTTAATTGTTCTGTTGATAATCACAAAGAGTCTGTAGTAGATGATGAATCAATTCTTTTTGGATTAGACCGCAAGATTTCTAAACAAGAACCTCCTCAAAGTATGCTTCCTAAACCTCTTCCAAAAAAGACATCTGCTTCAAAAGTATCTGTTTCTAGCTTTCAACCATTTGAACCTATATCCACCCGTGTAAAACGTCCATCTAATATTCTCAGTGGAATTTCTATAGACCGTTTTGAATACCCAATTTCTTCTCCTCAAGACTCCAATCACATTATTATTGATGAAACATACAGAGGAGGTTTCCAAACACGCATGAATACTAAAGATTGTATAGTAAACTCTTGTGGAAATTTGCTCAAGATTAAAAATAACTTTTATGGTTCTATGTGTGAATAATTATATGCATTTATATCATATAATGGAAGTCGCTTTCATTTTAGCTTTGGCTGCTGCCGGCTATAAGCTCTCTGAAAATTCAAAAACTACTTCTCAACCTATTGCTGAACCTATTACTGAACGTCCTAAAAAATATCCATTTAAACACAAACCTGTAGTTAAACCTTATTTCCGCTCTGAAAAATCTCAAGCTCATGCAAGAGATGAAACTAGTAAACGAACTCTTGAAGCTTTCTCCGGTTTGGATTCAACTTGGTCTCACAAGAAAGAAGTAGAACCTCAGTTTAAGCCTTCCCCAAATGTTGGTTTTGTTAATGGTTGGTCTCAACCTTTATCTGAAGATTTTAGAACAGACCGTTATCTTGTCACAGGTTCTAGCAAAATGGATGGTGTTGCCCCTGTTGAAAAACAACTTGTTGGTAGAGGTCTAGGTATTTCTGCTGATGTTCAAGCTCAAGGTGGTTTTCATGATACATTACGCATACTTCCTAGCAATGTCGGAGAATATAAGAAGAATACTCTTCCTGGGCGTATGAATATTGGCAAATCCGTTTCTGAACAACCTACTTCTAACCCTACTATAGAAACTACTAAAAACGCTTTGGATTTAGTTCCTAGAGATGTATTGCCCTCTAAAACTGATTTTAATGCCCCTAGTGCTCATTCCGCATATCTATTCATGCCTACAACACGTGACAATTGCAATGATTTTAACGGTAATATAGGAAATCAACATGCTCCTCAAGTCACTTCATCCCAGCAAACACGCACTTTTGATTCTTCTATTTGTGGTAATCATGGCAATCCTCATCAGCATGGTGGCGCTTCTTATAACAATTCAGGAACTTACATCATGTCTCAAGAGCAACGTGAAAGTTGTGCTCCTCTTATAAATGTTAACAATTCTTCATACGGTTCTACTGTTCAATATTCTCAAGGTGCAAAACCTACCATGCGTGAATCTTCTTCTCATAATCAAGGTTACATTTCTTCTTTAAGTGCTCCTTCTTCTACTGTTTATACAGCTAATACAACTCAAAGAGAATCTGAGAATAACTATGCAGCCGGTCCCAAATATCAAGTATCTTCTACCTATAAACTAGATTCAGATAACATAATATCTACAACTAATCGTGAAAATACATCTTCCACTTTTGCTGGTCCAGCTCATAGCATCCATAAAACCAACATGAATCAAAGCAATTTCCAATCAGCTAACCCTTACTACAAACGTGAAGATACTTCCCGCGAATATACTCCAGGTGCCTCACGCATGAATATTACTAATAATCCAGAATCATATAATGTCGAATTATCTAACGATTCTAATCACAATGTACCTAATCATCCCAAAGGTTTTAATAAAACTACTTCTTTATCTCAATATGGTAATATAGAATCTAAACATTCTGAAAATATAAACCAATATCTTAATCTTAACATCGCTTCCCAACAGCTTAAAAATAATCCTTACAATGTATTAAGGACTTGATTTTCTTTTTTAACAAATATGAGTCATTATACTGTTTTAACCGAAATGCTTCTTGACAGAAATTATACTCTTCCAAATGATTTAGTTTGGGATCCCTTTATTATTTGTACTAAACCATCTAATAATAAAGTTGCTATATTATCTATATCTTCTAATAAACTTGGTGTTAATCAAGCTAAATACATTGAATCTGTCCTTAATGATACCTATTGTAATCATGCCATTGTTATCTACTCAGGAACAGTTACGTCTTTCGCAAAATCACAGTTGGAAAGTTTTGATTTTTTTGTAGAACTTTTTTCCATACTTGAGCTTTCTTATAATGTTACTAAACATGTTCTTGTTCCTAAACATATCCTTCTAACTGCAGAACAAAAAAATGAAGTAATTAAAACATTTAAAACTCTTGAAAATCATTTTCCTCTTATTAATGTATTAGACCCTATTTCCCGATATTTTGGTGCAAAAATAGGTGATATGTTCTATATCGAACGAAATGGTAAAAATACTTTTTCCGTCCCTTATTATCGTATTGTTTCTGCCTAAAATATACTTAAGTTTTATTCTTATTTATATCATTATAATACCATGCTTATTCCTGTACGTTGTTTCACTTGCAATAAAGTTGTTGGTAACAAATGGGAAACATATTGTAAACTTTTAGAAACTTATGATACTAATGAGTCTTTGAACAAATTGGGTTTGTATCGTATTTGTTGTCGTCGTATGCTCATATCACATACTAATATCATAGATGATATTGTAGATAATAACTGATTTAAGTCTTTAAGTTATTTATTATGTATGCCAATACCTATTAAAAAATGTTATTGTGGAAACCTTGTTAAAACTTTCGCGTCTATTCCACGGTGTTTAGAATGTACTAGGTCTTTATGTTGCCTTTCTTTTTTCCCTGACTCTATCAATAGATTGACTTGTAACTGTATTGTAGACCTTGTGCAACGAGAAGATAAATTGTTTTGTGTGGGACATTACAAAAAAATTCAACAGTATTGTTTAGTTTGTGGAGACCCAAGATTTAACGATAATACTTTGGCTTATGATGATTTCTTTTATTGTAAAAAGCATTTTCCTTCCATCAAGTTTAGAAATAGTTATGTTATTTGGTGTTTAAAACCCTTTTTAATTAATGATGTTATTAAGATAATAATTAATCTCATTTAAAGGTTCTCATTTTATTTTTGTTATGGATAACTGCATACTAGCTTGTAAAACTCAAAATATTAACCTTCTCCATTATCATTTTGCTCCAGAATATTTATGTATACAGCACCATGGTCAATATCTAATACACTTATGTTGTATATCCAATTTCATTAAAGGTGTTTTATTTCTTTTAGACAAGAATGCAGATATAAATCAATTAAATATTCGCCAAGAAACACCAATCGTTATTGCATGTGTTCATGATTTCGAAGAATTGGCTCACATCCTAATGGACTTTAACCCAAATATAGATATTCCAGATATTAGCGGAAATACCTTATTACATCATCTTTCTAATTCTTGCTTGACTGATGTTTTTCAATACGCCTGTCATAATACTCAAAACGTAAATCATCAAAACCATAGAGGAAAATCACCTTTGCACTTATGCACTGAAAATACTTCTTTCGTTGATTCACTCATTCAAGC